CCATCATTCACTCGCGCTCGACTTGAAGGAGCACGCCGATGGGTCAGCCGCGTTACGACAAAACACGGAATCAATACGTCTACGGGGACAGCCCCAGCTCCGACGCCGCCAACCTCGTGGACGGCGCGATCACGCACGCCGACGGCGTCCACGCGCTCACGAAGGCGACGACTGGTGTGTTTACCCTGACCCCGCCAACCGCCGGCGAGGAAGGTATGCGGATGGTCATCGTGTCGCGCACGGCGCCCGCGGTCCAGGGACACGGCCTCACGATCACGGAAGGGCTCGGGGGGAAAGGGGCCGGGTTCACCGTGATCACGTTCGTGGCGGTCGGCGATTCGATCGAGCTGCTCGCGGACAACCTGCACTGGGTGCCCGTCGGGGCACCGTACGGGTGCGCGATCACGTAAAGCGGCCCCGCAGTGGACGACCAGCCGATCGTGCACTTCGTCGGGCAGCGCGAGGAACACCCCGACTGCACGATCGCCGCCTTCGCGATGTGTCTCGGGCTCTCCTACTCGGAAGCCCTGGTGACAATCGCGGCGATCGCCCCGAAGGTGTTGCAGGAAGGGGCCAGCTGGCAGCAACTGAAGCGGGCGGCGGGCACCCGCAGCGTCGCCCTGGTCGTGAAGAAGACCGGCTTTGACTCGACGACGTGGACGGGCGGCGGGATCCTCGGGGTGAAGTTCCCGAACGGGATCGAGCACGCGGTCTATTTCAAGCGGGGGCTGGTCTTCGACGGCGAGACGCGGTCGGTCTGGGATGCCGACGTGTATGTGCGGGTGAACAAGGTGACGGTCCTGACGATGCTCGTCCGGACCCCGTAGGAGCGACGACATGGGAACCGTGACGACGTACAGCGAAGGCGGCCGCGTCGTGGTGCACAGCGGCGACGACAGCAAGCCGGTGGAAGTAGTGCAGCTGCCGCTCCGGGACGCGGCGATTCAGGCGGCGAGTCCAGCGGCGGTCCCTGAACCCGCGAAACAGACAAAGCCCCCGGCACCGGCGCCTGAGCAGCCGGCCACCCCCGCGGCGGCGACGCCCGCGGTCAAGGCGGCCACGAAGCGGATGCGCGCTCGGATCAAGACGGGGAAGCGGTGAGACTCGGGGATCCGGGGAACTGCCCGATCTGCGGGACGGCGCACACCGCGTGTACGCCCGGCGGCCCGATCACGGACCGGCTCCTGCCGATGCGGGATGCCGCCCAAGGTGCCAGCCCGGCCGTCCAGGCGCCACCAGGAGCCACGATCGGGCAGGCCCTGCTCCAGGCTGAGGTGATTCAGGCGACGTTGCCAGCCGGCCAGTGCACGAGTGGCACCTATCGGAGAGCGAAGCGGTGAGTCCGTTTGTGCAACCCCCGTTCTGGTCGAGGGGCTCCGGGCGGAGCTGGACCGCCCCCCATGCCGTCTCGGTCCTGGTGAGCCCGGCGATCACCATTGTCGCGTCGACGATCGCCGCCGCCACGGTGCTCGAGACGGACGCGCCGCACTACCTCGTGACCGGTGATACGGTCCTCGTCGCAGGGCACGTCGGATCCACCCCAGCCGTCGACGGCTCCCGGGTGGTCACGGTCATCGATGCGACGCACGTCTCGATTCCCCTCGCGGTGACGATTGCCGGCACGGGCGGGACGCTCACCCGGACGCTGGCGGTGGAACCGTTGACGCTGGTCCAGGCGAAGCTCTACGCCCGCGTCACCGGGACGGATCTCGACACGTTGGTCCCCGGTTGGATCACGTCGGCCAGGATCAAGGTCGAGCAGGAGACCGGCCTCGCCCTCCTGACCCAGACGCGGGACGTCAGCTTCGATGTGATCCGCGGCTCGATTCTCACGTTGCCGTCCTTCTCGCAGCCGCTCCAGGCGGTCACGTCGGTGAAAAGCACGGACACCGCGGGCGCGGAACAGACCTTAGACCCCGTGAACTACGTCGTGGATCTCGCGAGCGGCCGGATCGGGCTCGCCGTCGGCGGCGCGTGGCCGTCTGACTTGAGGCCCTTCGCGCCGTATGTGCTGCGGATTACCTCTGGTTGGGCGTCCGTCGCGGAGATCCCGGCGCCCTTGGTGGACGCGATCGGCTTCCTCGTGGACTACGCCGTGAACAAGGACGCGCTGGCGCTCGAGCTGTACGAGCAGGCCGTCTCGAACTATCGCCCGGTGGTCGTGGCATGACGACGCAGGCGCACGTCCTCCGCGAAATTCTCGAACTGCAGGAGAACGTCCCCGACGCCCTCGAGGTCACCAGTCTGACGCGCGTGACGACCACGGCCACGGCGATCACGGCCGCGCCGCACGGCTACACGTCGGGGGACTACGTCACGATGGCCGGCGCCACGGTGTCCGGGTTCAACGGGAAGAAGCAGGTCACCGTCACGGGCGCCTCGAGCTTCACGTATGTGGTCGCGGGCACGCTCGTCACCCCGGCCTTGGGGACGATCACCAGTACCTACTTCTCGGATGCGCAGGGCGGCCACGCGATTGGTTGGGAGAGTTTTCGCACGATTCACGCGGAACCGATCCCCGTGAAAGCCTGGGAGTCCCTCCAGGTGCAAGCGCTCCAGGGGCAATTGGATTACCGGTTCCGGATTCATACGGTCGACAGCGGGGGGATCACGAACGAGATGCGCGCGCTCTGGACGCCGCAATGGCCGGCGGGATCGCCGGAGCACGTCTTAGAGATCGGCGGGATTCTTCCTGAGGGTGACGGCCGGCAATTTGTCATCCTCGACTGCGGGGAGGTCGTCTGATGTCCCCGCATATTTTGCCGATGCAAGCCGTGGGAGACGCGACGTACGCGCTGTTCATCACCGATGAGACGCTCGCCGGCCTCGCCACAGGCGGCGTATTTTCGGACGTGCCCCCGTCGCCGGAATTTCCCTTCCTCTGGTTCGAACTCCTGCACGGCGCGAACTACGGCGGGCTCGGCACGAAGCCCGGATCCGGATCGGTCCCCGGCCTCACGCTGCGGCTCCATGTCTTTCAATCGGATTACGGGACGATGCGCGACGCCCAGATCGTGATGGCGCGGGCGATTGAGCTGTTGTTCACCACGCCGCTCGTGGTCGAGGGTTATACGGTGTGCAGTGGGATCCCGTTGCCGGAGATTGAAACCATTCCGTTGCCATCGGAACTATTGTCGGGAGTGGTCGTGAAGGAGTTGGTGACGTCCGTGGAATTAATTTGCGAGGAAGTCGCCGCGTGACCAACGAGACGCCGCGGCCCGCGATTCTCGATCCCTCCGGGAAGCCGGCGCGGTCGGTGATCGATCAGACCTGTCCGTCGTGTGGGGCGGGACCGGAGCGGCGTCGCGCGTCCGGCGGGTTCGGGGCGGTGCATCCGATTTGCGGCGCGTGCGGGTACGCATGGACCGACGAGGTCTGGCGACCCCCATCAGAGCAGAGCTAAGACATGGCGAAATATTCCGGCGCGTCGTTCAAGATTCTGCTCCTCGACGGCGTCAGTCTGCTCGGCGCGAAGCCGAAAGCCGTCTCCGAGACGATCACGAATCTCCTCGAAGCGCACACCGAAGGGCTCGGCGACGAGTGGGAGGAGTCCTCCGCGACCGGCGTCCGGAAGGGCACCCTGACGCAAGCGGGCGCGTTCTTCGATGATGCCACGGTCGGGATGCACACCGCATTCAGGGCGATGAGCCAGGTCGTGCGGGTCCTGGTCTACGCGATGGCCGGCAACACGATCGGGAAAGCGTTCACCGGACTCCAGGGCGTGTATGCCGGGGTCTATGAGGCGATCGCCGCGAAGCCGGGCGGCCTGTCGATGGCGAACGCGAGCTACGTCGTGTCCGGCCAGGTCGATCGGGGCGTCATTGTCCAGGACTGGGTCGCGAAAACCGGGGACTGGAACACGAAGACGGACGGGACCGTGGTCGACTACACGCTCGATCCGTCGAACGTGGCGACGCCGATCACGAGCAACACGCTCGCGAATCCCTCGGTCGTGACGACGCCCATTCCGCACACGCTGACGACGGGCGACGTGATCCTGATTGCCGGCGTCGCGACGTCGAACCCCACGATCAACGGCGAGCGCACGGTCACGGTGATCAGTCCGACGTCGTTCTCGGTGCCGGTGAACGTCACCACGGGCGGCACGGGCGGATCGTTCGTCCGCGCGAGCACGAACAACGGCGCGGTCGGGTATCAGGCGGCGAGCGACTTCTCGGGCTTCACCGGCTTTGTCGGGAAGTTGCGCCACTCCACCGACGACATCACGTATGTCGATTTGATCACCTTCGCGAACCTGACCGCGGCTGGCGCGGAACGGCTGACCGTGAGCGGGGTCGTGAACCGCTATGTCTCGTACGACGGGAATGTCACCGGGGCGGGCAGCGTGAAACCGTTCGCCGGCTTGAAACGCAACGCGCCGCAGTAAACGCAGGACCGCAGAGAAGAGAGCACACTTATGGCGAAATACGGCAGCGCGTCCGTCACGATCACCCTGGACGATTCGGGGGGCACGCCCCGCATTATCACGGGCTTCGTCCTCTCGATGGGCGGGCTCAAGATCACGAACAAGACCCAGCCCTCGACCCCCTTCGGCGTCGGCTGGGAACAAACGCTCGTCACCGGGATGCGCGCCGGCGACAAGATTCAGCTCCAGGGGCTGTACGACGACACGGCCGACACGGGCACGGCGGCGACCCTGCTCGTCACGGACGCCGACGCGGCGATCGGCTTCACCCGCGCGCTCGTGATCGTCGTGGGCGGCGCGAAGACCTACACGGCGGAGGTGATCCTCGAAGAGTCGTCGATCAATCCGAAGACCGGCGCCCTGACGGAATACAGCGCGACGCTGCAGCCGACGGGCACGATCACCTGGACGTAGACCGATGGCCTCGCCGTTTGCCTCGCTGACCGTCTCGGATCCGATCCCGCTCCCGTGGGACGCGCAGGCGTGGTGCAAGGTGCGACGCCTCACGGCCCGTGAATTGGATCAAGCGGCCGAGTCCCATCGGGGCCAGTTCGCCTCCGGGAATCCGCGCCAGTGGCCGGGCTTACTGCGACGGGCGCTCGAGAAAGGCGCGAGCGATCCGGAGGTGCTGACGGCGATCCGCGATCCGTTGCTCGGCTATGACAGGTTCTCGTTGGTGCGATCGGGGTTGGTGGCCTGGAGCTATCCATTTCCGCTCCAGAAGACGACGACCACGGCCACCGGAACCACCGCGATCACGATCGTGGACCCGATCGACGACCTCGACGACGAGGCGATCGACTTCCTGGCCCACGCCGTGCTGAAGCTGACGAAGCCAGGGTTGTATCTGACACCGGAGCAGGCGGACGAGGAAAAAAAAAGAGAGCCCGCGATCTCTACCTCGGCCTAGAGGGCAACGGGCCGATTCCGTTTGAGCACTGGCTGGGACGGATTTCAGAAGAGTTTGGGGGGATGAAGCCCTCGGACGTGCTCGACGAAGCGCAGCGCCTGCCGTGCGGGATGCTGGAGCGGATCGTGGAATACCGACACCTCGCCGCTGCGTTCGCCGCGAACAAGATGGACCCGAAAGGCTGGGCGTCCTCACCGACGCGGACGATGTGCATGGAGATCGAAATGGAAGTCGCCGCGGAAGAGATCAATGGCTGACGCGATCACCGTGTCGGTGAATGCCACAGAGATCCTGGCCAAGTTGGACGGCCAGACGCTCGGCCAGGCGCTCGCGCCGTTCGTGAAGGCCGCGGCGCGCGTGAGTGCCGACGCACTCGATACCGCAGCGTCGGCCCGCCTGTCCAGACAACTGAGCGGCACCTCGTCTGGCGCGACGGTCGCCGGCATCACCGTGAAGAGCGCGGGCGCGTTCGGCTGGCGGGTGATCGCCGGGAACGCGAAGGTGCCCATGCTGCCCCGGTGGCTCGAAGGCGCGTTCAAGAACGTCGCGCGGCACAAGCCGTTCCTGATGGTCGAGGCCGAGCTGGCGCAGACGGCGCATACCAACCGGATCAGCGCGGCGATCCAGGCGGGGCTGTCGGAGTACGGCCTCGGAGATTCGCACTAATGGCAGGCCCGTCACTCGTGGTCTCTGTCTCGGCGAACATCGCCGCGCTCCAGCAAGACATGGCGAAGGCCGCCGCGTCGATCAAGACGATCGAAACGACGACCACGGAGGCCAGCGCCGCGGGCAAGGCGTGGGGCTCGACGCTGAACAGCCTGGGCGCGCAACTCGCGGGGATGTTCACGGTGGGCGCGATCGTCGGCTTCGGGCGGACCGTGCTCCAGGCGGGCGATGCCATCAAGAAGATGGCCGATCAGACCAGTCTGAGCTACGCCGAAGTGCAGAAGCTGATGTACATCGCCGGGCAGTCGGGATCGTCCGTGCAAAGCCTCGTCGGCGCCGTCCAGAACCTGCAGCAGCGGCTCGGCGACGACAACTCCGGCGCGGCGGGGGCGATGAAGCGCCTCGGGATCAACGCCGACGCCTTCAACAAGCTGAGCACCTATGCGCAGATGACCACGCTGGCGAGCGCGATCAAGGCGATCGCGGATCCGACCGAGCAAGCGAGCGTCGCCGCGGCGATCTTCGGCAAGACCTGGAAGGAGATCCTTCCGGCGATTAAGTCGGGGATGGCCGAGACCGGCGAGCAGGCGGCGCTCATGGCGGACCAGACGGTGGAGTCACTTGACCGCGTCGGGGATGCGATGAAGCGGGCGGAGCAGCAGGCCACGGCGTGGGGCGGCTGGACCGTGCTCAAGATCGAGGAGATGGGCTTCGCGCTGGGCGATTACCTGTCGCGGTTCGATCCGGCGCATTTCGGCCAATCGAATGCCGAACTCCTGAAACATGAGGAGCAACTCGCGCGGGTCGCGAACACTCTCAGCGGGGCTTTCGTGCCCGCGCTACAGATGGGCGAGGCGGCGAAGGGCATGGGGATGTCCTTCGAGGACGCCTCGAAGATGGCGAAGGCGATGGACCTCGAGATCGCCGCGTCGATCAAGGTCAACACCGCGGCGGCGGCGGCGGTCGAGACCCACACGGCCGCCCTCACGCGGCAGTATCCCGCCCTGGACCGACTCAAGGACAAGGCCGGCGACCTCACTGCCAAACTCGACGCGAT